TTGTTGTAGTTAAACTAACAGTAGCATTAGTTGCCCTTTGTATATATTGTCTTTGTGAGGATAAATCCATTATCGTTTACCTCTTGTTTTTATGTCTAATCTTATATTGCCAACTTGGAAGTCTTGGGTTAAAGAACCAGTCACTGTCATAGATACCTGTCTTGCTGTAAACCTTGCATCGGTATATCCATCTGATTCAAAGGTAAAGTTACCAAAGTCTGTTTCTGTACCCAGTGGTGTGTTCTTGCCTTTAAAACCTATTGTAATGCCTGGTAAGCTATTGGATTCTTCATCTGGTAGTATTTGATTAACCTGTGCTAATTTGTCGCCATTGCCAATCTCAAGCGGTCCTGTGGTGGCAAATGGAACTTGGTCACCTAAGTTTGGAGAGTTAAACAACGGTCTTTTATCATGTTCATATACAAAGCCATTAGAGTCGCAAGACAAAGGATGATTAAATACGCCTTGGTCTACCCAACAACTTCTATTCATAGAGCCTATACTCCAAACATTGTCTATATAGTTCCATATAACATACTTGTTAGGTGATAGTTGGTCTACGTCTCCCACAGGGAAAAACCACCATATCTCATTAAAATCTATGTTATGTGTACCAAATGTAGATTGCTGTGTATTAACCTGTATGTTGTCAAAGATGTAGTCGTGTACGTCTGACTTTAACTCTCTGACTGTGCCATCAAAAGAAAAGAATGAGTTTTCACTAATCCATGATAAAAAACTACCAGAAGATACTATTGACCTTGGGCTTATAGCTTTACAGTTAATACCCGCATCTTGTATACCGTATACAAAAGGAGAGCCTGTATAGTAAAGCCTGTTAATACCAACATCGGTAAAAATAATAATGTCATTTTGCCATTTAATAGCATAGTTAGCTTTGCCGCCTGTAGGTATTTGCAAATCACCTGCTGTATTTCTAGCAGTAGATGTCCAATTAGTATTATCTTCTCTGTCAGACCATGCTATTTTTCTAGGATCTCCACCTGCGCCTATGGCTACTAAATGCCTTTCATTGCTTACAATAACCGCCTGACATCCTGTCGGGGCATTGGTAATTGATGTTGCAATAGTATCTGGACTTCCGCTTCCTGCGTCTGGCCTCCACTGATATAACTTACCATCTCCTGCAAAACAAAAAACCAAATGTTCTCCCCAGTTATCAAAAGAAAAACTTTTAGTATCAAAGTTTAATGCTGACGTGCTTCTCTCGTCTCCCCAATCTTCTAGGCCATAATGATATGCACCGTAGCCAGTAGATGTAATAACATCATCACCGATAAAACCTATTGGTGTTATGTCATACCAAGTATCGTTATATAAAACATATACATTAGACCTAGTACCAATAGCTAAAACTTCTTCGCCATTATTGGTTTTGTAAGAATACATACCAATAGGCGTGCCAGTTAATGCTGTATCTTTAAACTTAACCCAACCACCCAATGGTTTTAAATAACCATTTTCAAAACGCACTAAATCACCATCTACCCAACGACCTTTGTTGGCGTAGTCAGTACCGTTTTTTACTATTCCTGCTGGGGGTGTAATTGGAAATAGAGCCATATTTAGCCCTATGCTGTGCGCTTCCACATATATACAACTATATATGGTTGTAAGTTATTGTGAGCAGAACCACTACCTGTAGACAATGTTTTACTTGAACCCCAAGGATCGTCTGGGGTGCCACCATAAAAGTTATTAGGTGTTGATGAGTTTGTTACTGCGGTAAACCCAGATGGTCTACTACTGCTACTAGCAGCACCATGCAATGATGTATGGTCATGCGATGGCATTTCAGAAATTGTTAATGTGTGTGTTTTTGCGCCGCCTGTTTCTTCTAGGGTATCAAAGTCTGTATCTCCAGAGTCAAGGCCAACTATAGTTTTACCAGCTCCAAAAGCTACCCATGTACCAAAACCAAGTAAGGTCGCTGGGTTTGTGCTTACGGCTGCATTGATGTAGATAGAGCCAACTGGATATATTTTTTCTAATACATTAGTTCCATCAATTTGTAATTCTCCTGCTGTGGTATTTACATTACCGCTAGCAGTTACGGTTGTTGCTGCAACAGTTGATGTACTGTTTGCACCTATTGGTGTGCCGTCAATAGCACCGCCGTTAATATCTACTGTTGTTAGGGTAGATGTGCCGCTTACTGTTACGCTATTTAAAGTAGCTAAGCCAGATGTCGATACAGTAGTAAATGCACCTGTAGACGCTGAGTTGGCTCCTACAGTTGCTCCGTCAATAGAACCGCCATTAATATCAATAGTTGTAAATGTTGCTGTTCCTGTGGATGTTAGGGTTCCTGCTACTGTTAGGGTTTTACCACTACCAACATTAAGGCCAACACTAGTCCCAGATCCGTTTGCAGTAAAAATACCATCAACAGTATCTAAGTCTGTGTTAATTTTTCCACCCCAGGTATTAGTAGATGCGCCTACTTCTGGCTTGGTTAGATTAAGGTTGGTTGTAAAGGTATCTGCCATAATGCTTACTTATTAAGTTTGGATTTTACTAATTCAATCCATTCTGGTTTCTTTTTATATATTATAAACCCAACAACTGCTATTAGTATAACTATTTCAAAAAATGATTCCATATTAAGAATCTAAAGTTTTAGTAATTGAAGTTGGATTTTTTTCATTTTCTATTTGTGAATCTAAATTTGCTTCTAAGTTAGCAACTTCTTCTTCTCCCATAGCGTCTATAACCCAACCTTGAACCATCTCTGATGTTACTTCATCAAAAGGTTTAAAGTTAGATAAATCAGATGTATCTATGCTCTGAGTACCATAAGATGATGCTGAGTATTCTCCATCTTCTTTAGATACTGACCAATGCACATTATAGATTACATCATCATGCCCTTCTTCGTTAGGGTGTACGTCAACTGTTTTTACATTCCATTCCATTTTTATTCTCCTGTGTTAAATTGCTGCAATAATAAATGCTAAGAGTTCATTATACCTGACTCCTAACCTAGTTTGCTCTACTCCATCATCATTAGTCCAAGTGCTGCTAATAAACATAGCATAGTCACCTGCATCTAATCCTTCAGCAGTAAAAGCATCTTGTAAGTCTTGAGCTATAATTCCAAAGTGGGTTCTAGCTTCATCGCCTTTTTCTGCTACTGCATCTTTCCATCTGAACTTTCTTAATAGTTTTTTGGCTGCAACAGCTACTCTAGTTTCTGCGTCTGTTAGAGCTTCTATGTCTTGTTTTTCGTTTCTGTCTGAGGTTTGGATAGTTCCGTTGGTTGCGTAGATGTCATCCCATCTAAAACTGCTAAAGCCTAAATCTCTAAGATTATCATCACTAGGATAAAATTGACTGGTATCCCAAACATATCTATCAGAGCCATTAGATTGTAAAACACCATCACCAACAGAGTTGATTTTTAACTTAATGCCTTCACAACCAATACTTCCAACTACTGTGCCGTCTTTTCTTAAGTCTAAAATAGTACCATCACTGTCTAGCCTATTTAAATAAGCACAGATATTATTTGATTTTGCAAGTTGAATTGTACCTGACGGTTCAACAACTACTCCTGTATTGCCACCTGCTCCGTTATTATACAAAGAAGTATCAGTAGTACCCACCAACACGTTACCTGAAGAATCAATACGCATTCTTTCTGTATCGTTTGTGCCAATAATCATATTAGCATCTTCTCTTTGCATAATATATGCAGTATTACCAGCTACAGCTAATTCAAAACCATTTCCTGCTGTTGTGCCTGTAGTGGAATTGCATAATTGAAGATGTGGAGAAGTTGCATTTATTGATAAATTTCTAGCTGGACTACTATTTCCAATTCCAACATTGCCAAAATAATCAAATGTTGCTATATGGTTTCCACCAGTAACACTTCTAAACTCTAAATTATTGGTGCTTGGATATATGCCATATACATTTCCACCTGATTTTTGTAGAGAAATACCATCAGTATAATTACCTGCTGTTCCACCATCGATGGATAGCTTAGCTGCTGGACTACTCGTTCCAATTCCCAATCGTCCTGAAGCATCCAGTCTCATGCGTTCTGAATTTGATGTGTGAAATCTTAAATTTCCAGCTTCGTAATTTACTATTAAACTATCTAAGCCACTTTGTTCTATCAACAAGCCATCTGTTGTTCCTGTACCTGTTGTTGAATTTTGTAATCTTATAGCTGTATCTGAAGCTGAATATATATGTAAAGGTTTTGAAGGGCTTGTAATTCCAATTCCAACATTGCCTGAAGAATCTATACGCATTCTTTCTGTTTTACTTCCAGTTACGTTGCCTGAAAAAAGCAAAGCATCAGAAAAGCCAACTTCAGTATTGCCTGTCCCATCTCGATACCTACGAAGCCAGCCCTGTGTAGTTCCGCTTTCATTTAAGGTAAAACTCATAGTTGTAGATGCAGAGGATGAACCTGCATTACTTACAGAAATCGCTGTGTCGGCTGTTTGGTCTTTTTTAACCGCCAACACGCCAAAGGTAGCAGGCGAAGTCGTTCCAATTCCAACATTGCCTGAAGAGTCTATTCTCATGGAGTCAGTTACAGTAGTTCCGTTATATCTTTGAAATGCTATCTGTCCATGTGATGTATTGTTCCTTGATGTAATTTTTGCAATGCCATTATCAGATTGAAAAGCTGCGAATTGATTTGTTCCATCTGCATCGTAAAGACGAACTTGGCTATCTGAAGCACTAATTGTCAAGGCTTTATCAGGCGAAGTAGTTCCAATTCCAACGTTGCCTGAGCTATCAATTCTGAGTCTTTCTGTGTTACCGCTAACGTCTCGTGTGGCAAATGATAAGTATCCTGTAACATCACCGCTAGTGCCTGTCTCTTTTCGCCCTGCTATTGAGCCAAAGAAGGTGTCTGAATCTTGTCCTGTAACATACGTTCCACCAAGAGTAAGCTGACCACCTTTATCTACTGCATACGCAGTATCACTAGCAATATATAAGTTGCCTCGACTGCTTGTAGCTTGATTACTATTTGCAATATGTAGAGCCGATGAAGGACTAGTCGTTCCAATTCCAACATTGCCTGAAGAGTCTATTCTCATGG